ACACTTGACGCTGCTCCGGTAGGCCCTGTCGGCCCGGTAGGTCCAGCCACACTTGACGCTGCTCCGGTAGGCCCTGTCGGCCCGGTAGGTCCAGCCACACTTGACGCTGCTCCGGTAGGCCCGGTAGGACCTGTGGGACCAGTATTACCTGTTGGCCCTGTCGGCCCAGTAGGCCCGGTAGGTCCAGCCACACTTGACGCTGCTCCGGTAGGCCCTGTGGGACCAGTGGGACCAGTATTACCTGTTGGCCCTGTCGGCCCAGTAGGCCCGGTAGGACCAAGCTGGGTGTACATCACTTGCTGAGCGGTGACGATAACGCCGGGGGTGACAGGAACCGTTGGAGAAGTTTGGGCCGCCATTGTTGAAATGGAAATAGCCGTATTGTTCACAGCCCATGCGATCTGAATGTAATCGCCAGCAGAAACCGTCAAAACATAGTTGACGGCTGCGATCAAAGCTGCTGCACCGCCATGAGACGTTCCCGGAACATTGTAAACCGAATTGCTGTCAGCTACGTCTGTGCCGTTCTTTCTGATCCAAACGTCAACATTGTCGCTATTACTGTCTGTGCTGACAAATTGTATGGAATACTGAATGTTGTAGGTGCCAGCATATGCAAAGGTAATTTTATTGCCGGACGCAATGCTGACGCCGCTCGCTTCAAATTGAGAGCCAATATTCACAACATAAGATGATGTGATGCTCGCAGCGGTCTGATTGGTCGTATCGTAAAAAGACCCATAATACCCCAGAGCACCGCCCGCACCAGTAGTGCCGGTAGGGCCGGTTGGGCCCGTATTACCAATAGAACCTGTAGGGCCGGTTGGGCCGGTAGGTCCAGCAACAGTGGATGCTGCGCCTGTTGGTCCTGTAGGGCCTGTTGACCCTGTATTCCCGGTTGGGCCTGTAGGCCCCGTAGGCCCTGTCGGTCCCGTAAGGCCGATGGTTCCGGTTGGTCCTGTAGGGCCAGTGAGCCCGGTGGGTCCAGTTGGACCAGTGATGCCTTGCGGACCCGTGGGGCCAGTGGGTCCTGTAGGGCCGATAGCGCCGGTTGTGCCGGTCGGACCTGTTGGCCCTGTGGGTCCAGTCGGCCCTGTAAGACCAGTCGATCCGGTCGGACCTGTAGGGCCAGTCGGGCCAGCAACTGTAGACGCCGCGCCAGTTTGCCCAGTTGGTCCAGTCGGGCCTTGTGGTCCAGACGCCCCGTTAAGATTGACCGTCCAAGATGAATACGTTCCCGAACCAACAGTGGATGAGACATTCACCACCATAGCACCCGTTGCCGAGTTATATGATGTGACTGTGCCGACCATGTAATTTGAGCCGGTATTGGCGATAAGCACCGGCTGGGCAGGCGTATAAGCCAAGCCTGTGCCAATCGTCAAAGATTGCGTCCCGACACCAATAGTCAAAGATGTGGTGCTGCTGGAGGCATAATAAGCACCAGAAGGCCCCGTCGGTCCAGTTGGGCCGGTCGGTCCCGTAGGCCCGGTGGGTCCGGTAAGACCTATGGAGCCCATTGGCCCTGTTGGTCCTGTAGGCCCGGTGGGTCCCTTGATTCCCGTAGGTCCAGTGGGGCCAGTTGGTCCAGTGGGGCCAATTAAACCCGTATTACCTGTAGGGCCAGTCGGGCCATAGGGGCCAGTCGGGCCAGTGAGACCAATATTGCCGGTAGGCCCCGTCGGTCCCGTTGGCCCGGTAGCGCCAGTGGTTCCCGTAGGCCCTATAGGCCCGGTGGGCCCGGTATTGCCTTGTGCGCCTGTAGGACCAGTCGGACCCGCAACAATCGAATCTGCACCTGTTGGCCCCGTCGGACCCGTAGGTCCGGTCGGTCCGATCAATCCAGTAGGCCCGGTAGGACCTGTGGGACCAGTATTACCTGTTGGCCCTGTCGGCCCTTGAGGGCCAATAACCGCCGCCACGACAAATTCAGGCGGGCTTTGATTGGCAGACCATGAAACTGTCGGGAGTGCGGCTGGCCCTCGCCAGTAAAGTGTCAAACTGCTCATGCTGCGGGTGTCACACTCTCAACAATGTTAATGATTTGCGGGGCAGTAACAGACAAAACCGTTTCGCCAGACATAACAAGCGCATCGGTAATGTAAGACCCCGGAGTTAATCCCGCGCAAATCTCAGAACTAATCACGCCCTGCCAATAGGCGGGATTACCACCAGAAACCGGATAATATGTAACCGTGAAATTAGCAGTAGGAGCAACGGTAACTGGCGGCGGCTGCAAATTATAAGTGACCTTTAAAGACATTGTGACCGTCAATGTTGAAGGGTCATAATCCCCCGGATCAGAAATGACCAAATCAATGACTATCGCCTCGCCGCGAGGATAAGAAAAAGGAGTGGCCATTTTTATTCCCTACAATCTAACAATTCACACAATGTCTTTAATTGGTGCAGCCTTTTATGATAGCCGCCTGTTTGTTTTCATAATCTAAATGATCTAACAATGATGCCGCAAGAATGGAAACATCATGCACAGCGTTGCCGTTCAAATCGTTTCCCACGCTACGCGGCAAAGGCGGCACATCGGACTGATTAATGCAGGTGGCAGTCACCACTTTGTTTACAGTCACAATCGAGGGAACGTCAGGCTTGTCAGCATGGGGCACCGTCGCGCAGCCGGTTAGTGCCGTGAGGATTCCAAACGCCAGCATAGTCACAACGCAAGTCAGGATATATCGGATGGCTTCGCGGCTCATAGTTCGCCTTTCACTTTCATCACACCATCAGGTGTGCGGCAGTTATAAGCCCCGTGGAGCGCGTTGGCGTCGATCTGGCGGGATTGTGCCTCTAGGGCCGCTCCACGCGCTGTAGCAGCCCCTAGCGCCGATTTAGCCGCCTTTGCGCGGTTATCGCTCGTTTGGGCAAGCGTTGTGATGCTGGCGTTCTGGCTTTCAATCTGCGCGACAAGATTGTGCGCCGTCTGCTGCTCGGTGCGAAAGGCCCCTTGCTCGGTGGCAAAGGCTTTTTGCCAGACGGGCAGTTCCTCCTTGGCTCGGTCCTTTTCATGCCATTGCCATCCAGCAATAATAGCAAGAGCCACACAAGCGCAGGGCCACGGGTAGCGCGCCAGCACTCCAAAGAGCGAGGACACGCCACCCTTAACCCAGCCCCATGCAGAAAGGACCAGAGCCAGCATTAGATCAGAGCCTTGGCAATCGCGCCCACCACAACGGCCACGCCAATGGCTGCGAATACATGGGCCGAAAGGAAAGCCCGCACCTTGTCAAAGATGCTAACAGCATCCGCCTCAACCTTGGCAACATCGGCCTTGGCGGCGGTTTTAATAGCGGTGATTTCAGTCTTGATTGTCATGATATTACTCCTTGGTTAAGCGTTGTCATCGCCGTCAGAGCCACCCGTCGGCTTACTGCCGATTGACTTCAGTTCCACGACGCCATTGCGAGCGACGACTTGCGAAATCCAATTTGGGAATGGCACAAGGTGAATACCCGTTCCTCGCCCACGGTGGCATTCGACGCATAAAATAACGAGATTCCGAATGTCATCAGGGCTAGTGATAGGCTTATCGCCAAGCTGTCCCGCAAAGCCGTAAATGTCGAAGTGGTGAGATAATTGCGTCACCTTCGCCCAGTCGGTATTTTCAGCCTCACTCCATTCCACTAGAAAATGATGGGCTTCCAAATGCTCAGTCGCGCCGCAAGAAAGGCATGGCGTTTTCAGCTTTCCAATCAATTGGCGGCGATTTGCCTCAAACTCGGAACTGGCCTTGCGCTGAATATGCTCGGGATATTCCACATCAATCGTGAATGTCTCGCGCTGCTCATGGGCGGCTGTTTTATCCATTGCCCTTGGCCTCCGGTGTTAGTTTTGCTCCAACGCCTCCGCCCATCAAAATACCAGCCCAAGCCATAGCAAAAGCTTGGTATATCTCTGGCGTTAACGTGCTATGCCATATTTGTGACGCAAAGCCCGCTGCCACCATAAGCAAACCCATGCCCACACCTACTCTCTGAAGAGAATATGTCTCATTGTCGCTTTCAGTGAGAATATCAAAAAAGAACTTCATGCCATTATGTCCCCGCGAAACCACGCCTTGCCATCTATTACTTGGCAAAGTTCAGGGTGTAGCAATCTATTATCACGAAAAGTTAATACCACAAAACCCGAACAAGCTTGCGATGGTCTATTTCCCTGATATTCAAATTGAGGGCCGTCTAAATCAGCAATTGTGCCAGATTGAACGCCATATCTGCGCCCGCGAAGATCATGAAAAGGCTTGCATTCCAAAGCGTGTGTGTGTCCCGTTACGGTTGTAACGCCGCTTTTCATGGCATTGTTATAACCTGCGTGGACCCCATTAGCGTAGTTGTGAAACAGCATTACCGGATCAAGGCTGTTTTTATTAATCCAAAAGGAATGCCTTATATCCCAACCGGGGAAATGATCGGCCAGCCTCATGCCATGCAGGCCCGCCATTTCAGGAGCCTTTGTCACGATATTGCGCTCAAAACGCGCGTCGTGATTGCCAATCGCCCAAATCCTCTCGCAACCCTTGGGGAGCGCCTGCTCTATTTCTCCAACCCGCTCTTGACAGGCGTGTAGTTCATCAACCGGCGATGGCCTCTCACTCCAGCCAAAGGGAGGATGGCGGGAGATTGAGCCACCATCAAACACATCGCCATTCAGCACCTTCAATCGCGGCTTGACGATCTTGATGACTTTGAGAAGGGCTTTGTGAGCGAGGGGGATCACTCCCGGCCAATAATGATGGTCCGATGAAATAATGATTGATCCTGAGAATATCTCTATTTCTCGGTTTAGGGGAAACGTCCAGCCGGTGTCGCGGTATTGCGGTGGAACGCGCCGGTCATCACCATCCGCCGACCTACTGGGGATATGGTGCCCGCGCTCCATAAGACGCAATCTTCGCCTTTGCAGGCCGCGCAAATCAACATTATATTCCTTTGCGACAAGGGCAATAGACCCAAGGCGATGCATTTCCGCTATTAACTGAGCGTCCGTCATTTTGGGAGTCGTCATGCACCCCCCATAATCTGTTGGAGGGCAGGCATAATATCCATCATTTTCCCGCCTACCGGAAGATAGTGAGGGCCCTGAGCCGTAAATACACGAATGCGCATATTGGCAGGCCATGAATCATTAAAAAAGAGCGCCATTTCTCTTTTGCAGCGCGCAGATTCATTCCCGTGATTTGTCCAGAAAGCCCAATCAGCTTTGGCGCTAGTTGGCTTCCCGTCCAGAAAATCCTTGACCCATTGAGCGGTGCGAAAATTACCCTGTCCATTTCGCCACAAAAAAGACAAAGATGCCGCTAGTTGGTTTTCCTCTAAATTAGGAAGGGCCTTAGCAATAACCGGGAGATATTGCGCCTCTATCATTTCAATCGCCGCCTTGAGGCATATGTCAATTGATTGGGGCTTGTCTTTATATTGCCTGACTTTATGGCCGCCGCTCTCGGCAATGCCAATACTCCAAGTCCATATACCAGCGGAATCCAAATATGCGGACAAACCGACCGCTTCCTCGCTGGCAATGTAGGCAACGCATTTCGGTGTCAATTTTAGCATCGAAGCGCTCCTTGCAATTAATGTTGCGCTGTAAAGAATGCCTTTATCGCGCCGCTTAAAACAGAAAAAACAGAAACACAAAGGGCCATAAGCGAAACGACAACAGACCATCCGTGCTTTTTTATTTCTTCCTTTGCCTCATGCTTCCCGCCCTCAACCTTCAGTTCCGTAATGTCTGAATGAATGCCGGTAATTAAATCCTTAATTTCCTTGAATCCGTCAGCCATGGCCTTGTCAATTCTATCCATACGGTCATTCAAGTTGGCCTCCATACGCACGCCGGTGGTTTGCGCAGCCTCAGCCATCGCTTGGGCTTTTCCTATCTCTATGCCCAAGTCGGCGTGTGAAGGTTGAAGGGGAGACATTCTAGTGATCAGTAGTAATAGGAAACGAGTAAGGTCGATCCGCCCGAGGCGGTGGAAATGAATTTAATGGCAGACAAATCACCATTGAAACCCTCTGGCTCAGTACCCGCATTCAATACCATGCCACCACCAACGCTGGCCGTAGGATTAACGCCATCATCGCGCCAATTAACGCTATTAGTCAGAGCCTGTATAAGCGCATATTTGGGAGTGCCATTAGTCCCGGTGGGGAGTGTCAGGCCAGTGGCCGCAGAGTTGGTGAGGCTGATGGCCTGAAAAGAGGAGGGATAGGGCTGATACTGACCGGGAAAAAGGGGAGTGGACATGATATATTCCTAATCACAAGGGGTTTAGTTAGAAGGCGAAACCGGCCATTTAATCTTTTGCGGAAAGCCCTTTTGGGCGGTAAGATCGCGCAGAGCCTGACGATACGTTATCCAATCAGATGTAGGGAGTTGCGCAATTTCGACTGCCTTAACCACAATAAAATCACTGCTAGCCAGCAATGCGTTTCTTTGTGATCGAATGGCGAGCGCCAGTTGATCGGAAAGATTGGGCGGATCTGAAAGCGCGGGATTGCCATTTTCATCAATGGTGATAATTTGACAGGCTGATTGACCCGCCAAAAGTTGATTGCGCTGATCTTCGGTAATCACAACGCAATCGGCTGGGCGCGCATCCCCATGCAGGGTGTCTAGGTAAAACCCGCTAGTAGATGGTGAATAATACCAAGTCATATAAAACCGCCTATTTCTGCGTCAAATTGCTTTAAATTACACCCACGGCAATCCAGCTTGCGGTGCGAGGGCCGGATCCGTCATCGCAGGTCAATCCATATTGCGTATTAGTCAAAGTAGGAGCCGCAACGCTATTGCCGCTGGTGGCCCCGGCCTTTGATTGGCTCCACGAAACCACAATCCTATAGGCCGTGGTAAAGGCAACCGGGAAGCTGAAAAGCTGCGGGGTGGTGCTAGACCCAGCCGCAACCGTCGCCGTTCCCCACTGGTAGGTAAAGCCGCTAGAGGCCGTGTAATATCCCGAGGCGCTTAGTGAATTAGTGCCAAAACCCAAGGCGGTATAAAGGGCGGATAGCGTCACATCATTGGCATTGTTTGTCGTTCCCGTCAGGTTTGCCTTGACGGTACCGGCAGACATTTGCGCCAAATCTGAATTAGCCACCGTGTTGTTGACAATGGCCGCGCTTGTCACTGAATTGGCGGCAAGGCCATTGCTGGTGACAGCGCCAGTGGCAATTGCGGAACTTGTGACCGCGCCCGAGGCAATGGCCGAAGATGTCACAGCGCCAGCCGCAATGGCTCCGCTTGTAACCGCACCAGAGGCGATGGTGGTGGAAGTAACCGACCCGCTACTTAGCTTGGCGGGAAAACTTAGCAGTTCAAAACTAGTGCCATCCCATGCCACCTCATAAATCTGAGAGGCAGCAAGCTGGCCCGATTGCAAAGCGCTGCCATTTAATAGAACGTTTTTGTCACCTATGCCGTTTACATTCAGAGTATAAGCGCCCGTGTTGGCTGCGTTTATTTTTTCAACGCGGATAGGCGAATAAAGTATCTGCGAAAGCGCGCTGATTGAGGGCGAGAGAGTTATTGCCCCGTTGTTGGCCGATCCCGTATCAACTGCCGAATTGCCAAACTGAGATTGAATATTATTGGCACCGGCAAGCTGATTCAAAAAGCCAGCAGTCAGAAAATTGGAAACAACAGACCCAACAGGCCAAGTTGCGTCAGTCGTTCCCTCCTGCCCTCGGATAACGGTCATTGTATCGCCTGTGCGAGCCGTAACCAACACGATTTCATTCGGGGTGCCAGTGGGGCTGCCAGCGGCAAAGATAGTCGCGGTAAACGTTTGCCCAACAGAAAGTGAGGGGAAATTAACACCCGTGCCCGTTGCCACTGTCATAGTGGTGGAGCCGCTATTGAGCGTGGAACCCAGCGTGGTGTTGGCGTTGTTAGTAAATTGATAAGCGCTCATACGAGTTCCACCGTCCATTGAATTTGAATGGGCAATTCCACAACTCCGGTTTTAACAGCCGATTGGAATATTTGAGATTCAGTTGTAGTCGCCAGTTCTATAGTCCAAGTCTTAAACCCAGTAGGATAAACAGAGATATTGTATTGGGTGTCGTTTGTAACGTCAGTGCCCTGAACGCCATTTAAAAAGCGATTGATACGCCTTTTCAGCCATGTCGGAGTGAATGTTTTTCCGTCGCCCTTGTAGAATGCCCAAGTGATAATTCGGCAAAATGTGTCGTCTGTAGTTGCCGTGTAGGTTCCGGCAATGCCCTTGATATATCCATTAAGGGGCAGGGCGTTTACATTGAAAGTGTTAACATCACCAATATTAGGCGTGCCCGTGCTGGTAGGAAGGCCCGGCCTGCTTATGCCATAAAGACCCTCAGCCACCCAATCCAGCAAGGGAGTAATCGCGTTGCCGGGCTGCGAAACGGGCGCTTGGGTGTAAATGGGCAGATTAAGCGCATTAAACCAGTTAATATAGGCTTGGGTGTATTGGTTATATGCCGTGAAAAAAGCCTGCACATTATCATCATTCTGATACTGCACATAGAGATAAGCCGGTATCGTGTTCTGAATACTCGTAGGGCCCGTGGTCGGCCAGCTCGTATCTACACCCGCTACCATATCAAATCTGCGTAATTGTAATGTTGGTGGTAGTTATGGTGAAATAGCTTTCCGCATCACCATAGATCAGGGAAGTTCCCGCCTCGGGAACTGCCTCATACCCATTAATCGTAACCGTCCAATCCAACGTGCTAATAAGTGCCGGGTTGTTATTAAACAAAGACAGCACAGATTCGATAAAATCAGTTTGCAAAGCAAATAGATTGATTGGAGCGCCAACAGGAATGCTGTTAATGTAATTGGAGATAGCAGTAGAGCCAAGCTGAGAAACAGAAGTGGCGTCAACGTAATTGGGGCTTATGGAGTTCCAACTAAGCTGAATTGTTACCGTCTCATCGGGCGGATTAACAAAGGGCACTGTATAAGTGTCTGGATAGCTATTAATGTTAACCGATATTGTCCTCGTATTAGGGGTGACAACGCCACCCCCGCTATACGTTCCCAAACCTATCGTATTAACGCCAAAGCTGAATTGCGTGGGCGAAATAACGGTGACTGTGTAAGGGCCGCCATTAACGCCGCCAATCCCCAAAACGTCTTCAATGTAAACGTTGCTCTGCCCTGTAGTTAGGCCGTGATATAGGTTAGTCGTCACAACGCCGGGATTGGCATTGGTAACGCCTGTAACGCCAATTGTGGAGCCGACCAGCGTGGAAATATCCAACCCCGAATTGTAGATGGCATTAGCCACATTGTAGGGATCGCCGCCGCCGCAAATAACTTCCCATCCGCCGCCATTGACCTGCTTAACCGCGATAAGGCGGGGCTGCACGTTAGGCACGTTTGCAAGTAGCGTTTTCGCCATGCTGGCATTGCCCTGCCCGGAAACCAAACCAGCCTGCAACACCAAGGCAGCATATTGCTCTTGCGTTTGTGCTCCCGCGCTAGGAATGCCGACTTGCGGATTGGTGACGGTTAGAGTGATGCTGGACGGCACGCTTGATACAATTGTAATAACGGTATTAGCCGCGACCGCCCAACTACCGCTTACTGTTGCAACGCAATACAGCGGGATCGATGAGCCGGTTGATTGTATTATGCCGCCATCTTGCACTTGATACTGATAAGTGCCATCGCTAACCAAAAAGCCGGGGGGAATCTGAAAACCAACGGTCCCGGTAAACACCACATAGACTGAAGTGTTTGAAGTGGTGCCCTGAGGCACACCATAGATATTGCCAAGTTCCGTCAACAAATACGGATTAGCACCAAATGGCGTCAAAGAGTTGATGGTCTCAACAGCGGCGGAATCGCACAAGGCCAGAGCATAGGTGGCAGTGCTGGCAAGGTCTTCAATCAAGCCGCCGGGGAGAACGGTGTAACCGGGGTTATTAGCCGCCACCAACTGAATAAGATTAGACCATAGCGTAACAGGAGACGTAGGCTGGGCCCCAGCAGACGTAACATTGAGATTAACGCTAATTGGGGTGGATGTTGTCATCAGAGGGGCACCGGATTCAACAGGATAGCGCCGGGATTGGCAGTGGCGTTAATATTGTAAACTGGATCAAAGACGTTCTTTTTGGCAATCAAAAGAGCCATAAAATACTGAGAAAAATTCTGTTGCGTTAGCGAAACATAGTAATCAGGGAAAACCTGAGTTACAACGCTTTGCTGTGAGGGAATGCCATAATTCCCAAAAAAGGGCGATTCATTCAAGTTCAATTGAAGAACCTGCGCCAAGGTTGTCAGCCACACAGCATCATTATAACCATTGTCGTCAGTAGTTACTTCGACCCAATTATATGTTGGATAAATATTTGAATTAGTGGCATTGGAGCCGCCGATCGCGCTTATGCCTATGGAAAATTCACCAATCGCGCTGCTTTGCGCACTAGCGTAATCTCGGCCCCAAGTTCTCATTGCGCTGCCCTGTTATTAAAGCCTGAGATAGATTGATACTTTGGCTCATTTTTGACAAAAAGTAAACCCACCTTGCCTTGGTCATTTTGCCTTATCAGAAACCCGGCACCACGCAGTTTTCAAATTTAGATGCCGCCGCCTGCACCGCATTAGTCACGGCGGTTATGCTTTCTGGCAATTGCGTCAGTTGGGTTTCCAAAGTGTCAATCTGATGAGTTAGTTTGGTGATGTCGTTATTGAGGGTTTGATATGCGCTGTTCAACGCCAAAAGCTGCTCAACAATCGTGGCTAGAGATGTGGTGTTAACGGTGATCATTGCCGCAGCCTGCGCTTGGAGATACGATACTATGCCGCCCACATCTGTCGCGGTCAAAGCCGATGCCGTGGTCAATTGAGCGCTAAGAGCGGTTTGTGAACTTTGCCACCCCGCAATGGCCGCAATTTGATTGTATAGATTTAAGGCGTCTTGCTCTGTTTGATTTAGCGTAGCCGTGACGGCATTATATTGAGCCGTAACAGCGGCCAGCGTTTGATTCAGGCTGCCTACGATATTTGTGGCAAGGCTGGTTAGCTGATTACAGTTAGAGGCGAGATTAATGCTGATGATACCATTTTGGACCACCAGTTCATTGTAAGGAGTGCTTCCCTGTGGAACTGACATTTTAAATCCCTCAATAGATATTAGTGACTATGCCGTCTTGCACAGTGACCGTCAATCCTTCAGCCGTCGTGAACGTTCCCGTTGCCCCTGATCCCACGACAACATTGCCACTAACAAATTCGCTGCCTTGCAAGGTAGTTCCCGAGGCAGAAACAGACGCATAAGAATTGCCAGTGGGCTCTAGCAACGTGGTGGCTTGGGAATTGATGAATGTCTCTTTGGTGCTACCTAGCCAGAAGAATGTCATGGTGGACAAATTGCCGACCGTATCCTGCAAGTTCGGCACACCTGCGCCAAGCCCCGTTAACCCGCCCGTGCGGAAATCGGCAGACAATGCCACGCCAATATCGCCTATCTGGATGGGGTATTGAATGTAAGGAGGCTTCCCCACCGGCATAGTCATTTGAGGCAATGGCGCTGGCGTTACGGCAACTTCAAAGTTAACAGTCACAATGCCGGGATTGATGATTGCGACTACTGTGCAGGGCAGCCCTTTGCCGAGGGCTTGCACTGCGTCCTGCGCCTTAGCGCGCATCATTTTATTAAGTGAATCGCCAATAAACAGCTTTTGAGAGGCGTCATCATACATCATTAGCTTACGTAACTTTCAGAAATAACGAGAGGAGACGCCTGAGTGCTATAAGCGGTATAATTACTAATCCAGCTTTGCGCGCTTGGTTCTCTGGAATTGCCAACGTGTTGTATGCTTTGTATTATCCAAGTGCCATTAAAAGCATTTTTGACCCTTGCATTGCTGGCGCTATTTGAATTTGTAACAGCTTGTAGACCCGCAATTAAGGGTAAAGTGATTTCGCTAGAGATTGTCAGATCACATCTTAAAACAGTGTTAAATTGAATAGTGTTGTTTCCTAGCCAAGTTGGCTGACCTATAATATCTTGTTGCTTAATGTCTATTGCTTTAGATTTTGTTTTGCTGCCATCCGTAGCCACTATTCCATTGCCTTGCCGAAATATTTTAACACCTTGATATGGCTTTCCATTCAACGTGGTGGTTAAAATATTCTGACTAACATTGGTAACATAATTCCCCAATTGCTGAATGGTCTGAAAGACAGCGCCTTCATCTTGTGGCAGTATCAATCTGTCATCAACGCTTACCGTGATCTTAGTTCCCGGAAACGCAATGTTTAAACAATTAGATAAAACATCTCCCAGCTTCTGCCCCTTTTTCCAAATAAATTGTAAGTTGGCTGGTGTTGACTGAGTGTTTCCTAAATCAGAAGTTATGATAAACTCTAGTGTCTGATTGAGACCCTGCCAGTTTCCAAACGCTTGATATATTTCACCGGCAACAAGCAATCCCGCTTGGCCGCTGTTGACTGCGTCATTTGCCAAGGGAAGTCCCGGCTGCATTCCCCCATAAATCTGAATAGGAGCGTTGTTGAAATCAGAAGCCAGCGAAATTTGAGCTTTTGTAGGACCCCAGATTCTAACCCACCCTTGCCCATTGGGCTGATCGTATGATGTAACGGGAAGTACAAATTCAACTTGTTGAGCGCCTAAATCCGCCTTGCCACTAACCCCATTGTTGGCACTTAGCTGGTTAGTCCACATTGCCGGGGCAAGATTGCTGGCAGAGGATAGACCAGTTTGTACTTTGGTTTCTGCACCAACAAGAATCTGATAATACCGGCTCATGGAGTGACTTCAAAATTATTTGTGGAAACCCTGTAAACCAAAGTTGAAGTAGTGAAATATCCCTGCATCAAATTTATGTCGTATTCTGGAGGAGAGCCAGTCAATGGTTTAGATACGATCAATTCATTTTGTAGCGTATATACATTTAAAATCCAGCGCCTTCCAAAAAGTCTCCATGTGACAACTGCGCTATATTGCTGCCCATCCAATGTAGGCAAAAAGGCAAAATTTTCATTAATGGTTGGCGTGAACTGAGTTAAAGTGGTCATTTCACAGACTCACTGAAATGGGACTAATTGATGTAAGCGATGGTGCATTTAAAGAAGATGATGGGGGCGCCAAATTGGCGGCCAAAGAGCCCGCATTTGAAGGCACAAAGTTTTGCGAGATATTCGCGGACGGATCGTTATAGTAAACGGTAATGGGATTATACCCCGGCGGATCACCAGCGCTATATGTTTGATTGGTGGTTTTTGCCATACCTTGATTTTGCGATCCCTGCAGGGTGCTCGCCGTGATAAGCGGTTGCATGAAATTCCAAACCCAACGCACTTGAGTTTGTCCGCCTTCATCTTCCTCCGTCGCGTCTACTAGCGTGGTCAAAAGACACCCCTGATATACATAACTAGGGGTTGATACGTTATACCATCCGCCCAGAGCGGTGTGCTGATCTAAGCGCTGTTTCAAATTAGTGATAATAGAGAGTTTAGTGTCCATTGAAATGGAACTATTAGCAGGGACCAGCATTTCCAAAGAAATTTCAAGTGGCGCTGTAATTATGGCATTTGCCGCAGTAGTTTGATTGGAAAATGGATAAGTGGCAACTTCATTATTCATTAATGTATGGCCGGGTATTGGCCTAAAACTAGCAAATGTCGGACTGCCCGGCGCGGCGCGGCCAGTCAAGCCGGCGCTATAATTTAATTGCTGCAAGAGGGTTTCAATGCCCATTACGCCGGTTTTGGCGATACCATTAATCAAAGCAATAGGACTTATCTGAAAACGATATTCATAATCGCTAATGTTAATGGTCATTGGCTTGCGTTTCTCTTGAGTGCTATCGGCAAGTTTCCGCTTGGAGAATGCTGGTGCGGAAGTTTGTTTACCACAGTAGTCTTAACGTAAATAGAAGCCTTTTTCTTTGGTTTTGACGAATGCAAAATGGGTTTGTTTTGCAGTTCTGGATGGCCCAATAGTCGCATAACGTAATTATGCGTTTCCCATTGCGATTTGTCGCCCTGCCACGGAATTTTCTTAGCCCATTCCAAATCGCTTATTTTACCCGTTCTAGGGTCTCCGAAGTGTTTGTTCCAGTAATTAACCGCTGCTGGCCCCGCATTATATGCTGCATATATTAAAGCGGGATCTGCGTCATATAGATTATTAAGATATGTAACAAAAGTTCTGCCGAGGAGTTTGTTATACACCTCTCCCTGTGGCGTTTTGGCATTAAGCAACTGAGGATCGTATGTAACAAAAGCCTGAGACGCCGCAAACTTGGCGGTTTCTGGCATCAACTGGGATATTCCCATTGCGCCCTTACTACTTACTTGCCCTTGTTGCCCATGCTCCCCTATTGTCACTATATTGGAATATAGATCATTAGATAGTTTAGGATTTGACGTATTTATAGCGTTTGCCGAGGAAGAGTCTCCAAATCTAAACAAATGCGCCACTTTATCCAGCATCGGGACAATCTCTTTAAGATCATCCGCCAATTTACCAAACCAAGTTACGCATTCTGACAACTTGGGATCAAGTTGCCCAAGCCCATTAATGAATGTATCTTTAAGTTTAGATGTGGAATTATCCATCGCTGCTACAAAATCAGCGGCGGCATCACCCGTGCTTCTTGTGATGCCCATTTTAGATAAATCTTCACCCTTCGCCATTGATGCTTTTAGTTTAGCCTCGGAAGTGCCAGCTAAACGGATCAATGCGTCTGGGCTTAAAAAGCTAGTCAATCCTTGGCGACTAGCTAAATCAAGATTTTGCCCTTGCTGTATAAAAAGCCTTCGTGCACGAAGAACTGCCTCGTTTGTCAATTTAGCAGTGTTGGCATTGCGTGGGTTCAATCCCAAAAGACCAAAAGTACTCCAAGCCTGCGGAGTTCTTTGCATGATAGCCATGCTTTGAATGGCCTGATCTACATCATAATATCTTTGCTGATTGTTTTCTGCATATTCCAATTCGCCCGGAGACACGCCCATGCCGCCAGCGCGGCGATAAATGCCAGCCGCATATTTGTTCACGCCATAGGCGGCTGTGGCGACCAATCCTGCGCCAGCAAGCGCACCAGCAACAGCCGTCCCAATACCAGAAACAATGCCGCCAGCAACGCCCGCTAAAGCCTCTCCGGCGACTTCTGAGGCAACTCCTAGGCCCCCTCCAGCCGATTGAGCGAGTTCCCCAATATGTCCGCCGCCTGCCGCCCAATTCCCAAGTGAACCCGCAAACCCGCCAGCGCTTGCAGCATAATCTTTGACGTTTTTAATAGACTCTTTGCGACGACGAGCGGTCTCTTCGTCCCTTCTGCGCAAATCATTATCTTCTTGTTTGCGCTTTTGTGCAGCGGTTTGTAGCTTTCTGTCTCTTTTATCTTCTTCCTCAGCTAGTCTTTTAGTGGCTTCCATTTGCTTATCAATGGAGACAGCCAAATCAACGCTTGTAGACAGTAAGTCTTTGATGCTTTCATTTACATCATTCCAGATTTCGGGTTGCTCCTGAACCTGATCTTGATATTTCTTGAAAGCATCTAAAAAATTCTTGAAGTCTTCATCATCTATGGGGATTTGTATAATAGGAGCGACCATTTCTATATTGCTCCTTTATCTTGAGCCAGAAAGCATTGTAGCTAAAACAGTGAAACCATCCATTAAATATCTTTGCCTGAATGATTCAGCGGAAATATAGGATTCCCAAGGCTCGCCTTTGTCTTTGAAATATTCATTCCAGCCTTCGCTTGCCAAATACTGCAAGCTCTGTGAGATTATGCTAGGCTGTTCTCTCCAGTAATCTCTTCTGCCTTGTATGTCTTCAAAGAATTGGCGTATTCCATACAGTTTAAGGACGTAGTCTGTAGTCGATAGATTACAACTAAACCTTGAACAATCGTCGTTCTGTCCTGTTTGGGCGGAATTAGCGAACCCACAGTAAAAAAAGTCAGAAAGTTCATAACCTCCGATTTTTCTTCAGGGGTTATGATGGCTTTAGTAATGGCATCATGCAGGGTTATAGAACTCCATCCATTATCTTTGTTGGGGGCTATAACATTGCTTAACCGCGTAATTTCAGCGAGAAGTCCACTTTCGCCGCCAACCCCATCAGAATCACTCCACCAATCAACTCCGGGATAGCGCGCTGTCGTTTTGGCGGTTTCTTTCAAAACCAATGCGGCAACTGCTGGCGCTGTTCTCGGGTCGAGAGTATTCTGAATAAAGGCACTCCAAGTCTTTGCCAACACCATGTAGTAAAACTCGAAAGTTTCTGGCCTAATTGGCGTGGAATGAACGTAAATAGTCGTGCCATCTTCACGAATAAGGGGGATTACAAGATTGAGTTGGCGGTTAATTGTGACCATTGCGAGTGTCCAATTTCAGAATTAAACAAAAAGAGTAGAGTTGATGTAGTAAATGCCCTTCAGCATAACAGGGAAGTCATTGCTTTCGCCGGTCAGGTCCAGATCGGCAATGTTTTGCAGAATGCAGTTGCTGATATAGTAGGAGCCAAGCAAAGAGGAATCTGTTACAATAGAAATGTCACCAATAGCGGCATTGGTGGTGCGCTGTTTCTCCCACTGCTGCGCAAGGTATTGGCTCTTGTTGAGATACATCTGCACCGTCACGACTTGATAAAGACGCGGAGACGGCACCGAGCCAGTCAGGGTGGCGATGTAATCACTTGTGTCGCCCTCAAAGGTAATGCGCGCAACCTTGGTGCCGAAAAACCCAGAAGTGACATTGAGATTGGGGTGACTGATAACCGAGACGCTGGTTAGAGCGCGGTTAAGAGTGCCCTGAGGGATAATAGGATTAGCCATGGTTTTTTGTCCCTAGAATGGTTTGTTAGCCGATCAAAAGCGTAGTGGCTTCAATGTTGAAGTAAACATTGAGGAACGGAAGCTGCGGAACCCATACGCATGACAGACCGGCATATTTACCAATCCCATAGTCATTTGGATTTTCGTTAGCATATGCTTGCATAGGCTCGGCGTTCACAACAATCTGGCCCGCATAATTACCGGCATTCAGATTTGCCAAAAACTGCGCAATGGGAAGCTGAGTGGCAACAACCTGCCCATTACCAAGGCCAGCACTGACGCCCGAATTGGCAACAGCCAAAACGCGATTCTGAAGGCGGTTAATGCCCTGCTGATTGTAATACAGCGGATTGAGGCTAGATGCCGATCCGACGATCACCTCATTGGCAATGGCCTGCCCCATGTTAATCTGAGCCCAGTCAACGGAATACCAGAAGTTCCAGAAATTGCCGTCCGACATTTTGCCCTGAAAGACGATATTGCTGGAAATGCCGCCCTGCTGGCCCGTACCAATCCAACCGACATTAGCCGTTGCAAGTTGTTGCAGGATGGATTGATTGCCGGTCACAGGATAGGCCGTGGTGCCATAACTAGGGGAATAGCTAAGGGGGACCAGCTTGTTTGTGCTGGACGGGTTTTGGGCCAGCGCATTGCCAAACGCCGAGGCAAGGGTAAATTCAGTCGAAGGGGCCGCAGGTGCATTCACTTCTGCATAAACACACTTCAGACCGGCGTAGACCGCCCTATTGGCAACAGTCGTCGTGACCCAGAAATAAACCTGCGAATTAGTCGAGGTATAATTACTAAGAAACGTCAGGAATGCCGCCTGATCGTCCCACTCTGCGGGAACGAGATAGTTGTAAATCTGCCCCGGAGTATTTGCAACGCTGGCAATGAACGTGGCAAGATCGGGGACATTCTCAGTCGCGGTGCCCTCACCCAGTTCAACAATGTAAATGCTGGGCACGCCTTGACCCGCAAAGTAGGTGGTGCCCATAGCAAGCAACTCACCCACCGCGCCAAGCGTCACAGTGCCCGGAGTGGTCTCCACGCCGGGATTGGTCGCCAAGGGATAGGTCAGCGTTGTGGTGCCCGTTATAGTGCCCGTAAACGTGCCATTATATCCTATGGGGCTTGCGCCAGAGATGGTGATCGGAATAACGTCGGCGCTAGTCCAGCCATGCGGCGTAGTCGTCGTAACGGTGACAACGCCCGTAGACCAAGTAAGCGATGCAATGGCCTTGCCGGGTGCCAGCAATGCAGTCAGCTGAGTGATGTTGCTGACCAGAGTGGCAGTGCCGGGGGTAAGGGAAGATCCCCCCTGCGAAACAAGACCACCAGTCTGCTGAATCGTGTTTGGCGAAGGTGCCAATACCACTGAGGTATTGACGGTGACAATATTAGTAGTGGTCATGTTAATGCCCTCTGGTCAGGGTTGAAGGTTGTTGGTTATTTACTGATTAAGTAAAGTTGCCAACGGCCATAACAGACACGTTTGCGCCAGCCGTTACATACCAACCGGGGTTCGCAGTTGTAGCGGCTTTGGCCTGCACCAGAACCTGAAAAGGCTTAAGGTCGGCAACCGAAGTAGCGCCGCCAGCAAACAGCACGATTCCAGTCGAGCCAGAGCCATCATAAAGCGTCACAGCGCCCGGCGAAGTGGAGGAGGGAACGATAGTAATCGCATAAAGCGTATCGCCTACAGCGCCAGTGGCACCGAGAACGGCCTTTGTGGAACTAGCGGCCACCTGAATATGCGTTTCATTCTTTTCAGTAACGCGCAGATTGCCCGCCGAATCAAGATTGGTAAACGCAACGCCACCCGAGGGGTTGAGGGCGGACTGAGCAGCAAGATTCTGACCCATATTAAATACTCCTTAAAGTTAATTTACACTATCATTTCAGAGGGTGCATAGATACCCTCTAAAAAGGCACTCCGAATAATTTGTTGCGACAAACTATTCATTCTGTTTTGATAATAGTTGACTTCAAACGTCACCGCCTTTTTCTGGGCCAATGCGCTTATTTCAACCTGCCCCCGCTTTGCGTCTCTCGGCATGGGGGAGTTCATAATACCGAGCATCATAGGATTATTCAGCGCGTAGTTTTGCACTGAATCAATCCAATCCATAATCATGTTATTGCGAATGCCATAAGTAATCACGCGGACATGATCTTTAGTAAGCTGCCAACGGTTTCCTGCATTATCCCAAAATGGAGCCGACTGCATGGGGGACGTGCCGTCTTCATCAATATGGATAACCGCATAAGGCGGCTGTATATTATCCGGCACCAAATAACTAGGATAAACCGGAAATAGTTGATTAAGCGTCAGCCAAACCGGCAGGGAATTGGAAACTACTTGAGCTTGCCCAAGGTCATTGGGGTTATTGAGTATCTGTGACGCTAGAGACGCGTAAACGGCATCACCGCTGTAGTGATACAGGCCCGATTGTTTATACCAGCCAGAGCGGGTCGAGAACGCATATTGTTCCCCATCCGTGGAGGCCAGATACATATATTGCGGATCAGTGCGCGCCAGATCATTGATTGGCTGCAAGCTGGTAAAGATCATCCGATGAACGGAGAAACTCTCGTCCGGGTCTTGCCGGTTAACCGTGGTATGATGCAGGGAGCCTTGCGCCTCAAACATCAGGGAATAGGAACTGTCATAGGAACCCGGCGCGAGAACCGATGCGTTCACCCAGAACACAAAGCCATCAACGGGCAACACAATGCGCTTATATAGCTCAAAGGTGACGCGCTGCTGTAGATCAAGCGTCTCAAGCCCCGCCCGCAGCGTAGACGCCATCTGGCCTTGATTGCCGGTGGTCTCAAATACAGAACCGCCACCGCCGCTCATTCTTCCACCCACGCAATCATTGAGGTTTCATATAGGGCCGTGTCGATGAACGATGGGCGGGGGCCAGATGCGACCTTATCCTTAAATCGCAGCGAACGACGGTTTTGCGCCGCCTTGGTAGGGACGCCGGGAATACCCATGCCTTCAATCTCGCCGGTCATCAGAAACGTGCGGAACTCTTGCCGAATATCCTGCCCAGCACTAGCGAAGGGATCGCCCACAAAGCCGCCTTCCAGAATGGCAGACAGCGCGTTTTCTATAGACGACACAAGCGCCTTGGTGATATCTTGTTGATGGGCCTCGTAAAAATTCCGCATTACACCATACTTTTCCTCAAGTATGGTGGCGACGGTATAGGTCGTGGCGGGCTGGCCATCGCGGTTATCATAGGGCACATCTATGACGCCCAAGCAGAGGTCGGCCATCCTAACTGACCCCCCAGTTTGTGCCTACACTTTGGGCAATGCCCAAGTATGTTCTGCCCCACACCGTGGTTGTTAGCTGCAACTGCCCAATTGTCAGGTTATTCGCTTGATGCGGTACAACCATGCTGGCGCTAGTGCCCTCATCGCTTGAGGATGAGACCGTGCCGGTGGTAAATCCCAGCATATTGTTCTGTTTGCGGATATACTGAAAGAACCCGTAGTTCACGTTCTCAACAGTGATATAAACTAGCCCCGGCACATCCGGTGCCCAAGTAGCCAAATAATGTCCGGCCAAGTTATACACCGCAATCAAATAAAGCGGCCCCGGCACACACTCCAGCATCATGTTAACTGTGGCCACAGCCGTATTGTAAGCATACCCAATGGAAGGGGAATCGCTGGGCAGATATTCCACAGGCACACCCATCACACCGTAAACCCAGTCTTGAAAACCGGCCTCGGTGGGGATTGGCGTGTAGGGATATGTTGTCACCAGCGATTCCCTATCAGTTAAGCGGTTTTGCGGGGGCGACCGCGACCACGAGACGCTTCAGGGGCGGAATTAACCCGCAGACCCTCTTCCAGCTTGGGAGCGGTCATTTCAGGATCGCTCTGACCCACGCTCTCAAATTCCATCTCGAACCCAGTGGACTGCGTATTGCCCATTTCATTAGCAATCTCACGCAGGCCATAATCCGAAACAATGGCAAGGTTCTTGCGGCGCTCAACGCCAATGTCCGAAAGGCGGCCCATGTTGTGCGCCTTCACATCTTCACAGATCGGGCGAGGCACTGGCTTGTCCAATGACCAAACCAGCTTAACCACGCCCATGGACTTTGCTGTGCGTACGTCATCAACATTGACTGCACCCGCGCTAAATTCCAACTGCTGAACCAATTCTTCTACCTGCCCCGGAAACAGATCGCCGCCGAATTGCACCTGAGCGCCAGCGGGGATTTCCAGAAACTTAGGCGGCAGAATTTTAGCGTCCATACGGTTGCCATTGCCATCAACAGCAAAATCAAGCCGGTAATATACTTGCCGATTCTGCGCCGTGCAGTTCACAACATAGAGCCTTGCCATATTAAATCTCCGCGAGTGGTGCGAGTGTTAGACGGGTAGGCGCACTCGCAACGCCTACCCGCCCAACGTCATTTACTGATAGTTGGCAGTAATGATGGTCAATGCCTGCGGGCGCGGTGCCCAGCCCGGCGTCAGACGCCATTCGCTGAGAACGTCCGTTGCGCCACCAGCCAGCGGGCTGATGATCTCACGCGGAGCGGCCATGTCCGAATACTGCGTGAGGCAGGTCGGGTTGCTAGGCTTCAGCGTGGCAAACACGTTGGTATTCAGGGAAGCGGGGCCGCCGGGAACAGCAACCTCAGGCATCGCAATCAGGATGATGTCGGCGTTAGCCGAACCGCCAGCGCCCTGAAGCGTGTCGTCATAGGCCCAGACCAGTTCGTCCTCGTTGGCCACCAGCATATTCTTCAGCGTTTCCACTGTCGAAGCGGTGCCAGCACCGACGCGCTGGAACTGTGTCAGGCTGACCACGTTGTATTCAAACTGCGACAGAGCGCGCTGCGGGCCAAGCACCACGAACTTGCGACCAATGCCAAGCTGCAGAGTGCGCGTTTTGATCTGCGCGATCTGGTTGGCAAGGAAAAACGCCATCTGACCATTATCATAGGTCGTGATGGTGGTATCTCCATACTGGTCAGGGGGGAGGTTGGTGGCAGTAGCGCCGGGAGCGTTGATGAAACCCTCACCATACTGCGGCTGGAGACCGAACAGAGCCGCATCGCGGGCCTGCTGGAAGTGAGCCTGACGCATACCAAGGCGATAAGCCTCGGGAACCGCAAAGCCCCAACGGCCACCAGCAGCAACGTCGTGGTGGTCATAGTTGGCGCGGACGCGGAACTGATAGGTATTGGTGTTGAACATCTGGGCCGAAATATCGACACCCGGCAGTTCATTGGCAGTGGACTGCGAAGCCGACATCTTGGTGCGGATGTTCAGCTGCTTCGCATAAACGACGAGATCGTCCTCGGCCAGCTTGGCGCGGATCTTGCCGCCCTCCAGCACCTCGGTATAACCCGAAGCCTGCTGGAACTGCATGAAGATTTCCGGTTCGCGGAAACTGGGTTCGATGATTTTATATGCACCGGCATTGATCGCCATGGCTTTATTCCCTTTCTAATTAGGCTTGACTAGGCTTACGCCGTGGTGCCGCCGGTGAGTTGGATGATCGCGCAAGAACCGTTAAAGTTCCAAGTGGCGTTGCCGGTAATGGTGCTATACAGCACGTTCATGCAGCCCGAGGGAACCACGTCCAGAACGGTGACGGGCAGGGCACCGCCGTTGGGCTCAATGGTGCCGCCCGACGAATATGTGCCATAGTAGCCCGAAGCCGCAACAGCAACCACAACAACCGTGGACGACGTGACGCTAACAACAGTCCAGAAACCGTTGTAAGAGCCGCCTGTGCCGCCCGTGCTGACGATGCCGGCAACGTCAATGTCGTCACCAGCGGTCAGAACAGCGGTCAGGTTGGTGCCAACCGTAAAGGTGATCTGGCCGCCAGAAGTGTTGGCCCACGTTGCACCCGTGATGGTAACTGCGGTGTAACCCGGAGCGTAGGGAGCCAGCTCTTGCGACGTGAAGTCCCAGCTAACCTGCTGATTGATGAGGCCACCACGCAGTGAGATCAGCGAGGGATCGCAAGCCACGGCGATACGGGCACGCGAACCGAGCGGATAGTAGTTGATCGACTGGCCCGAACCGGCAGTGCCAACGGGGCTGTTGGGATCGGAAACGAGGTTGTAAGCCTGATCGAAGACCGTGAAGCCAACCAGAGCGGTCGAACCGGAGAGCGACGTAGCGCGCCCCAGAACCTGACCCAACGAATTGCGGGGGCCGGTGCTGCTAATGGGCGAGATGTCGGCATAAACGCCAACGCCGCCCCACATCGGGATTGTTTCATTCTGCGAAACAATGCCCGAACGCAGCACGTTACGGGTGGATGGATCAGGGAAAGTCTGGCCCTGAATAAGACCATTCGAGGAAGCCCCGTTAAAGAGACCCTGCCCCGAAGTGGTCAGCGAAGGATAACCGTTGTTAGCAGCCATTTTCTTTTACCTTTGCAAAAATTGATTAGGCGCGACGAGCGTGACCGGAAAAGTCACTCATCCACGACACCGGCTCACCAACGAACTCGTTGATGATATGACCGCCAGCCTGACGCGAGATTTCGCGAAGCTGACCCGGAAGCACATCGGCACCACGGCGCGCAGCCGCAATGGAATCCGAATACACTTCAGTCAGGATGGTATCGAGCATGGCGTCATCGCTAACAGCCGACAGGCGCGCAGTGGCCCACTTAGGCGAGTTCGATTGCAGCTTGGCACCAAGGCGGCGCTTGTACTGTGTCGGGGTCTCACCATCCAGCGGGGCAGGGGCGCGGTCGCCAAAAGCCTGAAAAGCCGGGTCGGCCTGCTCCTGAATGACAGCGAAGCGCTCGCGGTCCATATCAGAAAGCATGGCAGGGGCGCGACGGTTCAGGGCCGCGATTTCAGAGCGGAGAGCGGCCAGTTCGGCGCGAGTAGAATCTGCCACGCGCTTGTCACCTTCCTCTTCTTCAGCGTCCTTGCGACGACGATCAGCGGCGGTCTCGCGCGGCTCACCGGGCTCTTCCACTTCCAGATCGTCGTCATCTTTGCGGCGGCCAGCATCCTTGCGGCGGCTGTCCTTTTTATGCTCGGGCTCCTTAGCCTCTTCCTCGGCCCACTGCTTAAACGATTCTTCGCCGTCCTTGCGACGCGAATCCTTGCGGTCGTCGTCGTCATCGTCCATGCAATCATCGTCGTCCTTGCGGCGAGCGTCCATGCGATCGTCGTCATCGTCGTCTTTGCGCTTGGAATCCTTTTCCATGCGCTCTTCCATCGAGTCCATGCGGCTCTTGAGAGAGTCGAATTTGGAACACGCATCCTTAATCATATCTGCGATCTGACCGAGTTTCTCATCAGCATCGCTGATTACTTCGTTCTTGTGGCCCTGTTCTTCAGCCATAGTGTTGACTCCTTAGTTGGTGCGTTCGCATGACAATTTAAGTTTTTAAGGACTAGGGCTGCCATGCGTGCCCAAGCCGGTTAAATGTTTATATATTCCCAAACCTTGATCGCAGCGCCATCACCGATGCTTGTAGACGAAGCAGATCGAGGCTTTGGCTGGACTTGGGTGCGGAAATGATTTGAGCATCGGCAATCGCATCCGCTGCGGCGTCAATGCTCTCAACGCCAGTAGGATCGCCACCTTTGTCCCATACGCCATTGGCACATACGGCGATGTGATCCAGCAGAGATGGCTTGCCTTCGATGAGCATGACCTTTCCGTTTTCCAGTGTTACCCGGTCGTTCTCGGTGGGATCTGCAAAGTTAACGGCAGGGCTTGTAGACAATTGATTGTCACGCATGTTTTTAGCGGCGACTTCATCATAAACCTTAGCGATCCCCCACACTTCATCGGGTTTGTCCGCCGGAATGTAAGGCAGCATAATGGAACCAATCACCCGGTCGCTAAACTCTTGGTCATTCAGCAGCGAACGCTCTGGATGCTCCCAGATTACGGCTAGGCCATTGCACCGGGCCAGAAATTCATCATTGATGTAGATGCTGGGATCGCGCCAAACAAACTCTTGCCGGGCATGACGGTAGCTTGCGCCCGTGCCTGTGATACGGATGGCAAACAACCATACGTTCTCGTAACGTTGGGGGCTTGTCAGGCGTCCATCGGCAATGGCTTGGGCCACGCCTAGTTCATCCATCTTAAACCGCTCCAGAGCGATCTCTACGCCCGGATGCAGCGGTTGCGGTGGGGCGGTAATGGGCGACCACGCATAGCCATCATGCTCATTGGAAAGGCGCGGCGTAAACTGGTGGCTAACCTTGACCAGAAACGTGGTGAAGTCTACGTCCCCCGACGGAGCGGGTTCCAGCCCTTCCATAGCCACAACCATCTCCGCCGGAGACAAAGTGCGCGTCCACGGGGCCAGTTCATCCTCTTTAATGTGGATACCGGCTTCCTCGTATGTCTCACGGATGGCACCAGCCTCGGCAGTCTCGCCGTCATCCAGCTTGCCGCCGGGGACGCACCATTCGCCAGCATGATCGCCACCATCGGCGCGGCGCAAAAACAGCGCGCTATCGCCACAGGTGAAAAGAATGCCAGCCGCCTTAATCATTTGCAGTTCCATGCTTTGCGAGACCAATAGTTAGGCGATGTCTTGTCGTCAGGATCACTAAGATGAGCCGACCGAGCGCAGTAGGATTCGCGGTGGGCATCGCTGTTCTTTTTGATCTTCATGTCGGGGTCGCCAAAATTGACCTTCTTGACGTTGCCGGTTTTGGGGTCTTCAACGTAGACTTTGGACTTCTTAACGTCACCCGGCATGGGCTTGTTAAGAGGAACTTCATGCCCGTGGTATTCAGCATCCGTCAGCGCACGGCTAAACCGTCCAGCGGCATCGGCCAGACGGTTAAGCGATTTATGGCTGATGGTGGCGCGGGTCATATTAGGCTTTGCCGTGCTTACGGATAAACTTGTTTAGATCACTCTGCAAAACAGATGCGCCAGACATACTGTTTTGCTTAATAAGGCCCGCGCTTTTCATGCTTTGGAGAACATCCATAGAGGCATTTTCCCCAATGCCATCGCCCTTCATAACGCCAAGGGCTGCACTAAGGGAAAGCAATGCGTCGTCAGCATGAGTATCTTTGCGGAATTTGTCATATCCCTTGTCGCGAGATTCTTTAGCCTCACGATAGGCTTTGACCTTAGCCTCCAATGGGAGATTGGCCGCAGCGGCACGGGCTTTTTCATATTCCCGATCAATTTTTTTCAGTTCTTTAGCCACTGTAGGGTCATTAGTAACCCATGCAGCATCAATGCCATAGTTGCCCTCGGTGGTGCTGGAACCGGGAAGGTCGCGCTCGGCGTCCGCCTTGGCATACAGTGCATCAGCAGCGGCCAGTGCTCTATCCAGAGCAGGCAGGCTATCCTTGCGGTTGGTATACTGCGGATTGCTTAGAGCGTATTCCAGAGCATCGGCCTCGGTGGGGTATTCCGATACATCAAGACGGAAAATGGAAACGCTGCCGCCTTCGTCAACGGATATGATCCACTGACCACCTTCGCGGACGATGGTGGGGGCGGCATCCGCCTTTGCAGCCTTACGCTTGGCGATGCCTTCCGCCACTTCCTTAGCAGCCGCCAGACTGTAGAACCGACCGCTACTGCCCTGCACCACCCAATAGTCGGCCTCGGTGCCATTACTGCCCTTCTTGAAGGACGTATCAATCATGATACCGTGGTGCCTAATGTGGGCGGGAATACGGTCATCATCCGACCGGCCAAGGATAGCCTCATCATCCGCAGTGTCTTCACCCGGCAGATCACGCTCCGCATCGCCCACAACGCCAGCCTTTGCAGCGGCGTTGGTTGCCTCGGCCTTGCTGGCATAAGGGCCGTAACGCTCACGGCTGCCGGGCTTGGGGAAATAGAACTCGCCGTTTTCCTCATAGATGGCGGCATTGGCAGCATCGCCCCGCTTTTCACCCGACATCTTGTATGCAATCGCAACCGCTTGGGCCACAGGCTTTCCGGCCTTTACTTCCGTCTCAACATTGCGCGAAAAACCGGGAGTGCCGGGGGCTGCTTTTTCAAGAGGCATGGGTGCTATCCTTGGACATGTTGACAATAAGCGTTTTAAGCGACTTCAATTCTTTCATAATTGCACGATGTTCTGCCTCGGCATGAGCGCGCTCTCGACGATTAGCCACTTCCTGAGCCACGAGGATAAGTGGAAGAAAAGTGAGCTGCAACAATGCAGAAGAAACATACTGCACAAATGGCGTAGTCTGGGGAAACCAAAGTGGGATCAGCACAAAAGCGGCAAAGGCGTAAACACACTCCATAGTCGCCACCAGTGCAACAACTTGCACTGCTAGTTCCTCATTGAAGCGACGCCAATACCTATAAAGGCTCATGCCGATAAAGCCGCCATCTTAGCTTTAGCTTCTTCCAACGCTTTTTGGCCCTTTTCGGTCAAACATTCAGCAGGAATAGAACGTAAGGAAAACACATGTTGGTAGCTGCACTTGCAGAAGGGAAGCGAAGCCGGGGCCTCTACTTCATCTGTATAGCCGTTTTTATTTTGCTTTACTAGCCCCGCCTTATGCGCCCAGCTATTTCTTATTAAATAAAATTCGCCCTCGCGCTTATTGTGGTCCGGCCTGCCATTATACCCGCGCTGGTGAACGTGACTTCTCCAAAATCCCCCTATGGCACCGCCGTTAACAGCAACCGTAGTATTAATAGCGGCAAATAGCTTTTGGTTTTGGTCTATAATGACCCTGCGCTCTTCATATGGCAATTGCGCCAATGCTTTTTTTAGATTGGCCTTTTCATCGCGCTTTTTCACAATGCGACTGCCACCAGCGGGAACCGAGGTAGCCCAGCCACGAAAGCGCTGCATTGTCTTTTCAATTGCCTGCGGGCGGTTAACTTTAATCAGGTCAACACTAGCAGCAATCCGCCTGTCCAGTTCCGCGCGCAGTTCCGGCTTAATCTGTTGCAGCCGGTAAGGCGTCACGCCGGGGTTGTATTTTAGCACCCCGCCCATTTCCACCTGTTTGCGAAATACCGCATACATTGAATCGCGGACCATGCGCTCAATCTCGCTCATTGATTTCATAGAGCGCTCGGCAGCTAGGCGAAGTTGATCTGCCCAATATGTGATGGCTTCCTCTGACTGATAGCCATGATCTGTGACGTAAGCCACCGCCTCGGTTAGCACCTCATTATAGGTTGGGGTGCCATCAGGATTAGGCATGATTAAACAAACGTCCTTTTAATGGTGCCCCCACGAGGTAACGCTCCCCGGATTGATGCTTACAAGGCAACTGTTATGCTATTTAACTATAGGGGCAGAAATTACTCTTCTTGTCCGGCCATCATAGACTGTATTCTACAAGCCCGCATATAGGCATCCATTGCCGCCTCTAGCATTGCGACTGAATGCAATTGACTGCGCGTTGCAGCCTCCCAATCGCCTAATTGAGCCAGCGTCACAAAGCTATGTAATGCCTGCGTGTGATTAAGCGATGCAACTTTGTAATTATACAGCTCTTGATTAATGCAATTGGTGTGGTCTATCACTTTAGTTGCCAACAATCCGAATGGCAGACATGGCCTTGCGCCTTACCTCATCATCGATGGCGTTTAGCCTTTCCACCTTGCGGCCCCTGCGCTTTGTAGGGGCGCTATCATGGGCGCTTTCAGGAGCAGGCTCTGGCACCATCCGCTCTGGAACGGGCGGCTCGTATTCCGCAATCGCTTCAAAATCCAAATTGAGCGGCGATGCAAAAATCCTTTTATTATTGTTGATATTATCGCTAGCCCATTCCAGCAATTGCGCCTTGGCCTCAGAAGGCACCATAGGAGCGAAAACCTCCACAACGGCGATAATGGCCTTTAGGACAACATCCTCGCCCTGCATCTTCTCGCTGTCGGTCTCTTCGAGCAGATTAGGCCATTCAGCGTGGAAACTATTCCGCCATTCATTAAATGCGGCGGAATAAGACACGTTACCATATTCTTCAGGATATTTCTCCTGAACCGTGGCGTAGAAGTCCTCGTTCCAAGCGCGATACATGACTATCTCGGTCATGAAATCATAAAGCGGCTGCATCCATTGACGAATGCCGTCAATAAACTGCGCGATGGCCTTGGCGTCTTCTGTGCCCTCTCCAAAGCCCTCAGCGAATGTCTCGGTTAGGAGCAGCTTGGCAGGCGTGCCACAAGCCGACGCGATATTCTCGATGATATTTTTGCGCGCAAGGGAAAATGCGCCATCAAGATTTTGCAGATTAAGGCTCTCGATGCTCTCGGTGGTGCCGATAGATAAAACATTACCCACCTGCGCATCTTTAAGCATTTGCCGCTTCTGGCTGAAAATACGCATCATCGGCGCATCAACTGCGCTCGACTGGCTTTCCATTTTGGTGATGAGCAATCCCGCCTTGGTCGCCACCATCATATCGGTTGCCATTGTCATGAGAAATGACTTTAGCGGGAATAGACCGCGCTGATAAACCGACCGGCCAACAAAGCCAAAGCCAGCGCTTTCATATGCGATGTAGATCGGGGCCTCGTTCATCAGCACGCAAACGCGCGAGCGATGGTAAGGCTTGCCTGAAACGCTAACGCCAGTGACCTTTTGGAAGTCCAAAGCATTAGGGTCTTGATTAAGCACCAAGCTGCCCGCCGTGTTGAGCGGGTCAAAGGTGCTGATTGCCATGCTCGCGCCGTATAGCTTTTTAAAGTCTACAGGCTCTTGCGTGTCTTCGTCTTTTACCACAAGGCCGAGTGTGGAAATGCCGTAAATGCGCGCAGTCCGGGCGGCGTTAATAATATGGTTATCCGCCTTTAGTGCTTTCCATTCCTGATTGAATGACTCCACCAGCATTAGCCCGTCATTAGGCGCCTTGGGCACGGTGATTTCGCGCGGCTTATATGTTGCCATATATAGCGGGAAATCAACAATTTTTTGACCAAAAGGATGATATAAATACAGGGTTTTGCAAATAGAATAAGACGCTGATGAACCCGGCACAATATCATCGGAGTTCATTATAGCTTGCAATTCAGAGCCAAAAGTCTCCGTTCCATTGATGACATTGCTGGCCATGATTTTTCCTAATTATTGTGCAGGGGCTTCCGGCGCGGCGGCGGGAAGCTGTGTCCATATCTTCTGCAACAAAGGCCAAGCATTACTGCTGGTGGGCAATTGGCCGAGAACGTTAATAATGTCCTTAACTTCAGCTTCAGTCAGCGTGATTGTTACATTGTCCATTGCGAGTGGCCTTTATTGCGGGAGAATTAGAAAGAAGCTAGAGCCCGAGGAAGGATAACCTTGCTTGAATGAAAAAGCTAAAGACGAAAATGTGAGCGCGTCACTTATAGTAGACGTCCGCGATGTAGAAGTGCCAGCGGTAGATTGAGCCTCATCAACAACGCGAAGGCCGTAGTAGGTTAATGCCGTCGCCCCCGATGCCCTTGACGTGGTGCTAGTAGGCGTTGTTGGTATATCGCCGTTGGAACTGTTACTTACCGTAAAGAGAGATATGAGCAGGTCATAAGTCGATGTGGTGGTTTGCGTGTTAGTCGAAATGGAAGTTGCGGAACTTGATGAGTTGTAAGTCGCCGCAACGTCAAAGCCCGCTATAGTGCTGTAGGCCAGCATAACAGCCGAGCCAGAACTAAGCGTCATCGAAACCGACGATTCACTGCTACCGGCGAATTTATAAAACGCGCTTGCATGAGTGCCGTTAGTGCTTATCGCAGTCCATCCCGTCGGCGTTGAAGGGGTGGCACTAGCAGCTACGCATATGACAAGAAGATTGCCCGATGCATAACCGGACGGGACCGGGATAGTCGCCGTGCCCGAGCCAACCTGTTGAACGGCACCAGCGCCGATAAAGGACCATATCTGTGCCATTATGAAAGCGCTATCACATCCCAAACGGTTGTGGCTGAATTATACATGCAGCCCACATAAAGCGGCTTGGTGGAACTGCCATTTGTTATCGTGGGCAAGGTAATGCCGTCGGCATTGTATTGCGTGCCCCATGATAGCGTCTGGCTTGTGCCATTGTCTGTAATGCGGAGAATAAGGCTCTGCCCGTTTACAGGGGTGCCGCTCGGGTTTGCAATGGTGGCCGATGTAGACAGGCCGGTGACATAATAAACATTGCAGGTGCCGGGAGGTGTGATAGTCGACGTGGACGTTGTGCCGCTCACTGTGGGGATAAACAGCGGGGTGGTAACGCTGGTGGTGAAATTAGGCGCGGTGGAGCTGATCGAAGTCGTCCAAGCCGAACCTGTGGAAACCGGAATACCAGCTCCGGGATAAACCTGCGTTCCAGCAGGGCCGGTGGGGCCAGTCGGGCCAGTTGGGCCGTAAGGGCCAGCAGATCCGGTAGGGCCGACAACACTAGCGCCAGCAGAGCCCGTGGGGCCCGTCGTTCCTGTTGGACCAGTTGGACCGTAAACACCCGCAGAGCCCGTAGGACCAGTCGGGCCAGTGCTACCCGCTGAACCTGTGGGGCCGGTAGTGCCTGCAACACCCTGAGCGCCAACGGGGCCTGTCGGTCCAGTCGGGCCAGTCGGACCCGCAACCGATGAACTTGCGCCCGTGGCGCCGGTCGGACCAGTGGGGCCGGTGCTACCCGCAGTGCCGGAACTACCCGCAGGGCCGGTGGGGCCCGTTGGACCAGCAACCGAGGATGCAGCGCCGGTCGGGCCTGTAGGACCTGTCGGGCCAATGCCTGTGGGGCCGGTAGGACCTGTCGGCCCTGCTACAGCCGAGGCGGCTCCGGTTGGACCCGTCGGACCTGTAGGGCCAACGTTGCCGGTCGGGCCGGTCGGGCCAACAACGCCAACAATCGAAAACGTCCAGCTAGAATAAGAGCCGGAGCCCACTGTGTAGGCAACGCTAACCGTGATCGATGTATTGGCCGTCAGCGAGGTGATAACCCCCTCCTGATAAGCGGAGACGTTATTTAGAACACGGACCTGATCGCCAACGGCATAAGCGCCCGTATTGCTGGTGGCAAAAGCCTGAGATCCTATACCAATCGTCTGCGTCGTGGTTGACGTAACGCCAGCATAGCTAAGGCCAGTTGCGCCGGTAGGGCCGGTGGGGCCTGCAACCGTGCTAGCCGCACCTGTGGGGCCAGTCGGGCCTGTAGGGCCTTGTGGGCCGCTCGCGCCATCAAGATTGACCGTCCAGCTTGTGAACGTGCCGGAGCCCGTAATAGCTGTTACATTAGCCACTAGAGCGCCGGTTGCGGTGTTGTAGCTTGTCACCAAGCCCACCATGTAATTGGAAATGCTATTGGCGATGATAATCGGCTGGGCCGGTGTGTAAGCTAGACCAGTGCCAATAGTCAGAGATTGCGCTCCCGTGGCAATCGTCAAACTGGTGGTGCTAGTCGAAGCGTAATAAGTGCCAGCAGGGCCGGTAGGGCCTGTTGGACCGTAAGGGCCTGTAGGGCCGGTGTTGCCGACAGTCCCCGTAGGACCAGTGGGGCCAGCAACCGTTGAGGCTGCACCCGTAGGACCAGTCGGACCAGTCGGACCAGTCGGACCATTGGGACCGGGCACTGTAGACGCTGCACCTGTAGGACCTGTCGGCCCGGTGGGGCCTGTCGGACCATTGATGCCAGCCATTCCAGTCGGGCCAGTAGGACCAGCCGGACCATTAGCACCAGCAGCGCCAGTAGGCCCGGTGCTGCCTGCCGATCCCGTCGGACCCGTAGGACCGGAGTTAGGCGCAACCCAAGCCATTACTCCCGATGTCGATGCAGACAAAACGTAGTTATTGGCGGCAGGGCCAGCAGGAGGCAAAGTGTAGGTGGCCGAGGCCGTTGCAGATGCGCTTGGCTGAATAATGGTCGTTTGCGAATTGCTGTTGAACGTTAGTGTTGTCGCAGTGGCCGCGCCGATATTGGGCGTGGTGAATGAGGGGCTAATAGTCAGAGCAACGGTTGATCCCGTCCCGCTTACGCCATAGCTTGAAAGCCAAGAAGAGCCGCTGGAATAGACCAGACCAGCAGAAGGAAACGAAAAGCTATTGGGCGAACTGATGGTAATGCCGCCCGAGGCATTCGTGATATTAATACCAGAGCCAGCGGTCAGATTTGCAAGGGTGAACGTCCCGCTTGAAGTGCTGCCAATTAAAAGCTGGCCGTCCAAGGGAGGCGTTGTAACACCGGTTCCGCCTTGGCTTGCAGGCGCAGGGTAATCAACCTTACCAGACCAAGTGCTATCCCACTCGGCGGCAGTCGGCACATAACCTGTCGTCCAGCCGGGATTCGATGGTGTTGACATGAAGATTAAATCCGTTCCGAATTTTAATTAAATACCATTGGGCGAGCCAAGAGCAACACCTAGCGAATAAGCGTAAACGTCTAACAAGTCGTCCGCCCGTCTGGCAGCGTCTTTATCACCAATCCTAAAGCCTGTAACCTGCGAAACCAAATGATTGCGCGTTATGCCTTTATAGTTGGTGGTTTTATTAAAAGCAAAATCACTGATCTTGCACAGGCCTTGATGATGGTGCGATGAAACCGCAATAGCGCGCTCATCTTTACCGATGCTTGTGAACTTGGAATCCAGCGGGATTAAAGGCCAGCCCCGGCGTGCGCCATGCTGTAGCAAAACACTACCGCTGGATTTATCCTCTATCCAAACACCCCTAACACCCTCCCGAGCGCCGACCTGTTTGCTTAACTCATTAAGCCGGGGCAAAATGACATTAGGCAGCCAAGAGGTGAGAAGATCAGCCTCGACTTGGATTAAGTCCCAATCCAGAATAACCAGCGGTATGCCAGCATATTGATTGCGCGCCATGTAGATCACGGCGGTGCCATCATTATCGCTGCCAGTCTTAACGGCGCTATCCACAACCGCAAAAACCCTGTCGCAGTTAGTCGGATAAGCAACCGGCTGCCCGCTATCTAGCCACTTATCTATGCCGAAGAATGCAACACCAGACCAGTCGACAAACTGGCATTCAATCTCTTGCCTGAAAACGTCCGGGTGCAGTCGCGCCCTTTCAGTCTCCACCCACTCCCGATCAACGAGAGGATTCTCCCAGCTTGGCGCGTGATGCTCCACAAAGCCCATCTCAGGGTCATTGCATATGCGCCAAAAGAAGTTCTCAGGATCAATCCCGTTAGGCGTTGAAAATGCCCATACCGTAGCATTAGGCTTTGTCGCCATCGTGGGGACAAGTGACTTGTGCCATATGTCCAGCATCTGCGAGTTTTTGGTGTAAGCCGCCTCATCTATCAGGATAAGGTCATATTCACGGCCACGACCAGCCAAGGGGTTATCGGTGGTTTGCCAGAAGTCAGCCTTGCCGCCATTTAAAGCTTTTATCGTTCCCTCGCTGCGATTGCTCCCGGTTAAGATGGAATGCATCCCGGTCACTATCTCTTCATAGGGCTCTGATAGCTGCTTATAGGTCGGAGCGAAAAGGCCTACCTTCTGCCCCTTGAATATCGCATCACTTGCTAGGGTGATAATGCCTTTGGTCTTGCCCCATCGACGCCCGCACCGCACCGCATTACGCTTGCCGCGATTATTCCAGATTGAGACCTGCCCATCATGAAATGTGGGGTATGATACTTCAAGGGTAATCATGTTTAATCGCTCGGCAATCCGCCGTGAGCGACTATCCTAACCGTTTTATCCTCATCGCCTGACTTTTTGCCATCAGGGATAAGGCCGTTTAGTTTTGCTAAATCCATAATGGCAAGACGCCATACTGAAAGGCCTGATGGCTCATCTATGCGCTCTGCCTTTTGCGCCACTCTCATCAGCTCTTGGCTGAGGCTTGCTATTGTGATTTCCGTTTTCTCGGCTGCGTGCTCTTGTAGCTCTTTAACGCGAGCCTTTATGTTAGCGTTAGTTAGTAATTTGCACCCATTTACTTTGGCGGTAATGGGTATGGCTTTGTAACCGGCCTCCACATAAGCATCAGCTTGGCTTTTGCCCTTGGCAATGGCTTGCGCAAACCTTTCATGCTTTGGATTTGCTAGGACCGCCACTCGGGTAACTCCTTATCCGGCGGTGATCTTATTTTGCCGGGTTAGTTGGTATATTCTCCCATGTAGGGATTGCCCTAATAAAACGAAACCCCGCCGGTTGAGGGCGAGGCGTCGTGCGAAAGCTGTGAAGGCGTGTCGCACAAAACACAGTAGATGCTTTTTTCCAGCTGTCAAATTAAAACGTGCCCAGCCCGTTTAGGGGCTATGTAATTTACCCACCCTTTATTCGCTCGCGTCTCTAGTGATACGCCTTCCAGTGATCGAATAGGATGGGAAGGCTCTTTGTGAGAGAGCCTAAACAAAAGCAAGGGCTTCCACCTGCTGCCAGTAGATCAGCACCGGATTGCCTCGGCTGCGAGACTACTGTCTGCCCTTGCAAGGGGCAAAGCTCGGAAATGACCGGCGCGCAGGGGTGGGGGATTAGGCACCCAAGGCACTATTAGGATCGGAGTCCCGGCTTAAGAAAGCGCGAGTAAGGCCCAACTCCCTATCCGCGCTAGTGGTATTTTGAAAAATGCCGTGGCGCAATTCGCCACTCTGACTATTTGCTATCATGGTCCCGTGCCAATTGTCAATAGGGATGCAATTAAAAACCACCGATGGCTTTAGCTATTTTATCACCGGCCTTGCGTAGTTCTGCCATCGCCATTTTATGAATAGATGTTTTAGGCTCAAACCATGTTATTACTCTGCCGTCTTTTCCAATACGCTGGCGCATGATTGAGCCATATTTAGCCATAGCCCACTGACTGACCGTTTGCTCTTGTATGGTTACTGCTCGGACAATATCGCAAAGGGGGCCAAGCGCTTTATCCATTCGGCCCATTTCTAGTATTGCTCTTATAGTGTAAGGCGGTAATCCACCGTCTCCACCTCCCCTTGGTGTCCTATCCAGAGTGCAGCGGGTAGGGGATAAGTCTTGAGCGATAGCCATGTTGCGGTAATGGGTAAGGGCAGCATATTGCTGGTCTGTTATGTGACCCGCCGCCACCATGACATCAATCACGGGCAATCGGCGGTATGCCAGCTTGGCGCGGACAAATATCCCTTGGGCCATTTGCTCGTCTGTGGGGGCTACAATATCCACCCGATCTTCAACGGGCTTTGCCTTTTTGACCTTGCGCGCCTTTGCCATTTTACCCCTCGCTGGATAAATGATTTATCCGCCTTTGCCGCCGATGTAATTATGCCAAGCGTTGAATAGGCGGCGCAGAGCATAAGATCGTACTAAGGACACAAACGTAAAGACCCCGCCGATTTCAAGGTTAGTGCTGGCGGCGGCGTGTATTCCGAAAATCGGAAACACAATCATTTGCGTCACTACGGCAATGCTATATCCGATAGTTGTGTTTGCAAGCGCCTCAAGCGCTGAGTGCTTTTTTGATTGCGTCATTTTATGCCATTAAATTCATATTCATCATTTATAATCGCGGGATTTACGCCAATCAATTCGCCGCGCCTATATCTTTCGCGCAATTTATCCCGAGATTCACCGTTGGCAATGTAGCCTAATGCTTTGCCATTGGAAACACCGGGTTTGGGCTCTGGTGGGGGCTTATCGGAGAATAAGTCATTCATTAGTATAATTCATGTAAAACTCATTATCTTCAGATTTATCAAGATAATTTGTATAATCTTTATTAAATTTATCAAGCAATTCTACCCATACTTTATTGCTACCTAGCTCTGGGTAATTGCAATATGTATGTTGCAAGATAGCGTTGACGTCATTCCAGCTTTACAATAGATTTTCTAAAGGCAGAAAAACTACTTCGTTTTCATGATTGATTTCGGACATTATTTTATCTCCACAAAAGTGCTGTTTCTAAAATCAAACGTAACATTGACCGTGCCGCGCCTGCCCGGCATTCCCATGCGGACTTTTGTAATGACAATTTGCGCCTCGTTCTGATCGAAGTTCTTGCGGTGATAGGTCAGCCCATATTCTGGCTTGTTCGCCCAGTGTGCACTGCCAGAAATCTCATATAGGCCGGGGATAATCTTAACCCCCGGCTGTGGCTTGGCAGGGTGCGCAATAATCCAAAATGCCACATCATGCGTCTTTGCAAAGTGCTTTATCGCCCTAATGGAGCGCCCGATATATTCCGTCTCGGATTCATCGCGGCGGCGCTTGTGTTCTATTTCGTTCCACGGATCAAGGACGATCATTTTTGCACCGTGTCGTTTCACCGCCAGCGAGGCAAGGCGCAGGAACTCTTCCAAGTCCATTTCCATGCCTTCGTCCACCGTCTGCGAAATGATGGTAAGGCGCTCGCGCAAAAGCTGATCGACTTCGCGCAAGTCTCGGTTCGGCAAATCGTGCTTACCGCACTTTAGCAACGCCATGCGAAGGCCATCCCTCAGGATGGGCTTAACGTCCGTCTCAAAGCTGGCGACGCAAACCGGGAAGTGCTTGGCTAGCGTATGGCCGATAATCGCGTTTAGCAGGGTGGATTTACCCATATTGGCGTATCCGGTGACGACTGTAAGCGTTCCCGGCACGATACGGATCATGTCATCAATGGCGTCCACTCCAACGCTGTAGGAACGGATTTCGCCGCGCTCGGGAAAGTCGTCTAGCGTGTAAAGCCCCTGCACCGGGTATGGCTTAGCCGTGGTTATGCAGTCAACTACGCGCTCGGGGCCATATTCCTGCAAAACCTCGTTCAAATCTTTACAGGGGAATGGGTAGTCAATGAACCTGCATCGCTCTGCCCCCAAAAGAGCCACAAGATCGGCGGCAAGGTTATATCCTGCCGGGTCGGCGTCGGCGGCAATCACAAACTCTTTTACGCCAGCCAGAGAATCGGCATGGCGGTCAACCCATTCATACCGCTTTGCAGTATCTAGGTTCTCAGTCGGCTTTCCGGGCGCTCCGTTGGGAACCGACACGGCGTATTGAAAACCCGCTTGAATTGCCGCCAGTGCGTCCCATTCCCCCTCGGTTATCACCAGCGGAGCGTGCCCGTTCCGAACCTTGGCTTCGCTCAGGCAATCGGCGTTCCATAGCGATAGAGGAGAGCCGCTGTCCATTCGGTGATCTTTTTCCGAGATCAACCGATATTTGTGATTTATGGTTTCCGCCCCCTCCCGGTAGGGCACCGCCAGCCAATTCTTTCCGTCTCGCAATACCGTTTTCAGGCCGTATTCCTCTGCAAGAGTCGGATCGAGAGCGCGAGCCATCAGCCATTCCGCGTGCTTGGGGTGAAGTGTCATTATCCGCTCCTGAAAATCCGCAACCGTTGTGGCAAAGCCAAACCCATCCATGTTTGTCGTGGGTAACGCTCAGGCTTTTATCTTTTTTATTTTTGCGCGTGTCTCCGCACTGGGGGCATTTGTGTTTTCCCGCCTTTGTGGGCCGCCAATCTGTCATGGTCCCAAATACCTCGGTTCGCCAGCTTCAATGCTATCACGCGCTTCCTGCTGTTTTCGTGATAACCAGCTTGACGTAGATTGAAACCATTTTTTCCGCTCATCTTCTGGACGGTCTTTTAACCAATCGTCTCTGGATTGCAAAGCCGCCATGATGTCCACCTTGGGGTATGCCTTTTGCCAACGGCTCAGGTCGGCAGGTTTTAGTCGGATCACGAAACCCGAAAAAGCGTAATTATAATCTTTCTTTTCTTTATCTGTATCTGTATCTGTATCTGTATGGCATAGCGTTCGCTGAGCGTTCGCTGAGCGTTCGCTTAGCATTCGCTGAGCGTTCGCTAGACCCCCTTTCCTATTTTTCAATGACTTACACCGCACCTTGTGCAGCTCATGCTCCACCCTACTATGAAACCATTTCCCGCCAACAACCTCGAAGAAGTCCGCTAAAGTTGGTTTTAGACGGTTCCAAGCACGGGCTTCAAGGCGGCAAATTCGGGCTAGTTTTTTGTCGTCATCGGGCAGCGCTTCACCCCTCTGCCAATAGGTCATGATGAGCAAAAGATATGCCCCATGCTCAATCGTCGACAGGTGCGCAGCGTCTGATAAATAGTCTGCCACATAGAGCGGCATATAGGGTAAGGCGGCCATTAAACTGATTCCAATCCGCCTAGCACAATCCAATCTTCCGCTTCCTCGGCGGTAAGGTGGCCGTGCTGATAAGCTATCATGATGCGATGCTTTTTTTCGCTTGGATCAGCCTCTATCTCGATAAATCGTTCAATCAGCCTTTTGGCGAATATCCGCAAATCCAAATGCGTGCTGGTGACGTATGGCATTTATGCCTCCGTCATTGATGTTGAATTGACAGTAATGCCAAACTGGCTTTCCAGCTTGTCGGAGGGCAGACGGCGAAATTCACCGCACCAATCATTGATGCGCGTTGTGGGCCAAACGCATTCTTTATTGGCGGGATTTACAAATGGCGGGCGGCGGCGGCAGCGGCCATCATCCAATCCGATAAATCTATCCCAAAGGCGACAAAACTCGCATTTTCTGGGAACCAAAACGTCCAAAGATACAATATTATCTTGTGTTTTTGGCGTTAAAATACTAAGCGTTTTTCTCGTCATGGCGAACTTCCTTTCGCTAATGTCTAGGGCTGGGAAGAGGCGCTAACACTCTCCCGGCCCTCTTACCTTATACTACCCAGCCCCAATTCGCTAGCGCTTTATCAACGTCATCGGTGGACCTGCAAATGGCGTAGTGATGGCCCAAACTTTCAAGCCATGCCTTACACGCCTTCTGGCTGGGATGGATGGTGCCTGTGGGGGTTTTGACCTCGATATGGCCTATCCTGCCACCGCTGGCATATACTAGAAGATCGGCAAAGCCGGGCAGTAATCCGTCCGCCTTTAGGCTTGCCATTTGCCTAGACCGTTTAAGCTTATCTCCGGCCAATACAGCGCCATTAGGAACGTGGACGCTATCAAAGCCCCGCAAGGAAAGATGCTGCCTGATAAGGCGTTGCAGGGCGGATTCTGGCCTCATGGTAATTTAAATTCCAAAGCATCTAAATATCCGCGATACCATCTATCTTGCGACATGCACCAGCCGCTCGAATGTTTATATGGGCATTCCGGCGTGGGCAAATCCAAAAACCGCTTATTCAGACCGGCTGAGACACCAGCCCGATAGGCTTCCCTTAGCTTATAATCGGTTTTAGGATGGGCCACTATTCCATCCCAAGGGCGGATAGATAGGTTTCAATAAGCATGTCGGCCTCGCGCCTTGAATCGGGCGTCATCTTTCGCAAGCGCACAATCTGGCGCATGATCTTTGCATCATACCCCACGGACTTAGCCTCGGAATAAACGTCTTTAATATCGTCAGCGATGGCTTTTTTCTCTTCTTCCAGCCTCTCCACCCGTTCGATCAAAAGGCGCAAGCGTTCATCGGTATTTGCAGTCATGTTTAATCCTTTCACACTACCATATCGTCAACAAGCCTGCCCATTCGAGGTAAGCTATATTTTTCTTGTTCGATTTTCAGCCAGCTTTCCCGCTCGGCGCGGCGCTTTTCCTGATCTCGCTCTATCCTATCAAACAATGATTCACGCTCAATAATTGCTTGTTGCACAAATACTTTTGACCGCGCCTTTTTCTCTTCCCAAGTCGTAATAGTTCTTTTTTTGCTTGATATGGTTTTTCCGGTTTCCACTATCGTTAGGGTGCAATGGCTCCCTTTCGATGAGCGCTTTATTTTATTTGCCCTGTCCAGCCTGTTTAAAGCATGGCCCACCGTGTCAATCGTCATGCCCAACTGATCGGCCAATTCTGCATTCTTAGGGCGCAAGGCGTTATTTTCGCAAAGGTTGTACAGCAAGTTGTACAAACGAATGTCTTCTATTTTTGTCATACTGCCTCCCCTTTTTTCATGGCCTGTTTATTTTGCAGGTTCCGGACAATCGCCGGATGTTCTCGGCACAGGGTTTTGTAGAGATACTCGCTGCCCCGCTCCATCATTAGGTCATTAGCCTTGGAATAAGCAAATTCTCCATTCTTGGCTTTTATGTCCAGCTTGTTTTGCAATTTTTCCTTTTGTGTATTACCCCTGTTATATTCATACATAAAATTGCGTATTTTGGCATAATTGACGTTTGCCAGACGGCGGCCTTGGACGATTAGCATCATAATACCCTCATCATTAACCGCCAATTTTCCAAATTCCCTCGCCTCCATTTTGTGAAACTTCAGGAATTTTTGTATTTCGGTGAGTAGATTGGTTCTTGCCATATTTAATCCATTAAATCCGAGGGAGACGGGGCATGGCCTTGGTCTCTTCTAGTATAATTCTCTTTATGGTGGAGTCATGAGTGCGGAATGACCGAGCCAGAGCGTCCGGTGATTGATAGAGCGAGCGGCACCTTATCGACATGCGCTCCTCTAGTGAAAAGCTATCAATGCTGCGGTGGATAGATGTTACATCACTCATTTATCGTTCACCGGCTGAAACACGCCACGCGCGGAATATGTTTGATCAATGCGATAAAGAGTAAGCCAAATCGCCCGCAGGTGATCTTTTGATCTTTGCTCGATAGCGGGAATAATCATTAGGCACCTTTCTTTATAACGCCAGATTCTATCATATCCAAAGCGGACTCCAGCTTACCCAAAACCCGAGGATTAATAGTAGCTGGATTGGCCTTCCAGCGTGAAGGTGTTGAAGGCGATACGCCTGCAATGTCGCACAAGGCATACATTGGTAAACGGGCGTCAAAACACCGCTGATATAGGTTTTTCAATGCAGTTTCTTTATCCATGCGGCCTGTATGGTGGGAATTATTGCCAAAATCAAGCGCATTTTTTCGCAAAATAATGCTTGCAGGATGTGTAAAGATGGCATAGCAAAGGCCTATAGCCGGTGAGCGGGATGCTGACCCGGCCAGATAGAGGATACTCTAAAATGTTTTTGGATGATCTTTTGAACTTGGATGACCGTCACAAGTTGATGGTGATTGATTGGATCGCGGACACGTTGCCCGAGGAATTGAGCGAAGAGCTGGCCAAAGGATTGGCGGTTGCTTTTGAGCGCGCCGAGGAAAGTCGGCCTAGTGCCTTTCTGCCCATTTATCCCGCTGGTGGCCCTCATGCAGTTTGGGCTTCGTGGCGGGCGGTGCGCGATAGGGTCATTGTTGAGGCTTTGGAAAATATGAAGCGTTTCCATAAAATGTGGAGGACGGAACGATGATGAGCGCCCGCGATATTGGTGAAACCACCGCTTATGCCTGTGGTTTTGCGGAAACCCTCGTGGAAAAGTCATTGCGCTATCTGCATGACTTACCCGTTCCAGACGATGCCATAGCCGCCATGAAGCTGATTTGGGCCATTGATGCCCTGAATGATGCGTTGAAGGCTTTGCAAGTTCCTTTTGAAAGGAAAAAACCATGATCCGCTTAGTTATTATTGCACTAGGATTTGTCCTGCTGCTTAACGCTTTTGACAAGATCGATGCTGGTATCGAGGCCAAGCGCGCCGGATTGCTGGTGAATTATCATATGCCTATGCCGGGGGGGGCCAACCGATGACTGCTATGCGGTTTTTCACGCAGGGAAATGGCCTGCCAGCGACAGGGCATTATTCGTATCTGAATGCCCTCCCTCGGATTTCCATTAATGACAATCAAGATGAGGCTCTACGCCGCCGCAGCCTTGCCCGGCGCGAAGGTCTGGCTTGGGATGCCTTTGCCAGCGATGAGCGCCCCGGATCGTGGGTGCCGTCTGTTTTTGAGGAATTGGAACAATGACCAGCTATACATTTTGGGCCGATCTGGTCAGGGATGGAAAAGATATGGAAGTGGAAGTGCAATATACCTGCACACCATTTATTCCTGCCACCCATATTCAGCCAGAGGAAGGTGGGGAGATTGAGATTCTCAACGCTTGGATTGATGGCGATGTCATTGATCTGACCGATGCCGAGGATGCGCTTTTGATCCAGTTGGCTGGGGATAGGGCGGAATCCGACATGGCCGATGATGATGCGGATCGTGGCGATTATCTGTATGAACAAGCTCGTGATCGCCGCGCACTGGGGGATGATTAATGACTGGCCGCGTCCAATATCTACCGTGGATTACCCGCGATATGCTTTGGGGCGATCCCGATGCCCGCTTTGTGTTTGGCGATAATGCCGAACGATGGGGATTGGGTGGGCAGGCCAAGGAAATGCGCGGCGAGCCTAATGCCATTGGCGTCGCCACGCTCTGGTCGCCGGGCAATTATTATCTCGCTGGAGACCTAGTGGCCATCCGCACGGTGCTGCGTGATCTGCGTATGGTCGGCGCTGCGCTGGCAGAAGGCCATGCTGTCTACGTTCCAAACGATGGCCTCGGAACCGGCCTTGCGCGCCTTGCTGAGAACGCGCCAGCCATTGCCAATCTTATCACCGCATTTTTCCACGCTTGCCCAGGCGAGCAGTGCCCATGGGAGTTCATCTAAATGACCGATGCCATCGCCAAGCCGAAGCGCGCCAAGAAGGCCGCGAACCCTGCCGGTCCCACTGAGTTTGTGGCTTACAAGGGCTTCGATAAAAATCTGCAATGTCGTGGCTATCAATATGAGGTGGGGAAAACCTACGTCCACACCGGCAAAGTGAAGCGGTGCGATAGTGGTTTTCACGCCTGCCAGAACCCGCTTGATGTGCTGGACTTCTACCCGCTCGAAAATGGAAATCGTTTCGCCAAGGTCACGATGCGCGGTCAGGTTGATCGCAGCGATGACAGGAAATGGGCTGCGGCCGAACTGACGGTTGATGTTGAACTGACGTTCCCGGCCTTTGTCACTGAGGTGATCCGCTGGGCTTGGGATGCGTGCAAGGCCGATGCGAGCGTCGAAGGAAATGTGACTAGCGGGAAATACGCGACGAACGCCAGCAGCGGGGACTACGCGACGAACGCCAGCAGCGGGGACTACGCGACGAACGCCAGCAGCGGGGACTACGCGAAGAACGCCAGCAGCGGGGACTACGCGACGAACGCCAGCAGCGGGGACTACGCGAAGAACGCCAGCAGCGGGGACTCCGCGAAGAACGCCAGCAGCGGGAAATACGCGACGAACGCCA